ATTATACCTTGTCATCCAATAAACACTTTCACCAAAATCCATAGTATTATTTTGTATAATTCCATTAACTACAGTTGGTGGAGTCTCTAGCAAATCTGATTTAAGTGGTATTGCAGACAATGCATAACTTGACTGATTTCCAAGTACGTCATTTTGTGATTTAGTATTTTCGGTTCCTGCCACCTCCCAAAGCAAAGCTGGCTTATAAATCCAAACTTTGTCTTGGTCAATCATACTTGCTTGTCTGATTGACCCAACAGATCTTTGAATATATCTTGTAGAATAAGTTATTTTCCCATCATTAAAAACATCATCTTTTTGACTAGCAATTTCTACAATATTTGCAAGCTTTGCATTTGTGGTTTTGTTAGAAATTTGTCCTTCTGCCTCAAAATCTTTAGTTCCATAAAGAACAATATCCACATCTCTTTCATCATTTGATGGCAAGATGTATTCTTTTGTCATTACAACCAAATTGTTGTACTCATCAAAAAACATGGCACTTTGAGTAGATATAGCAATTTCATTTAGAACCTGTGCAACTGTTTTATCTGGTGCAATAAAAAAGTATGGAATAATTGGCTCTGACTCATTATCTATTCGTTTAAATAAATAATTAGAAAAGCCTATTGAGTCAAGCAGCATTGATACGGTATAGCTTAATGATGCTTCTTGTACAAGTATTTGTGGTGCAGTTTTTGACTCAAAATAAAAGAAAAGGTCTCTAAGGCTAAGAGAAACAGACCTATCATTTGTATTTATTTCTGGAAATCCCTCAGAATACATTGTTTTAATTGGAATATAATAATCAGATCCATTAACATCAATAACTATTTCATAAAGCTTAAACTGAATATTTTTTGTTAAATAATTTTTAATTATACTATTTGTGTTTGTTGAGCTAAATGCTAAGTCATAGTCAAATAGCTCTATAGTTCCAACACCAGCCAATAGTTGACCAACTGGCATTCCGCTGTTGCCTAGGTCAGATGCAGATTTTGTTAAACTAAAGGATTCAACCTTTTCTGATATGTCTACGACTAGTCTAGGTGACAGCTCAATAAGATCAAACGTTGAGTCTACTTTATTCATCGTATCAATGACTATCCTAATGCCAGAAATCTCTTCAAATTCTCTATATTTTGTTTGTCCAGTAGTAGTGTCCTGATATGAAACTGGGGCAGTTAAGTCTGTTACAAAGTTTGTAAGCCTATCTACCTGAGACTCTTCTAAATACCATCCGTATTCTGGAGTAAATGTTTGATATCCGTTAAATTCATTTATCCATATATGATATGTTCCAAGATCAGACTCTTGCTCTTTAACTAAGTAGGCATAGCCATTAACTGATTGTTCTGGCAAGAAAGTATCTGTTGTGTATTCTTCTGCTTTAATAAAAATATCACGGTATCGTTCTGGAATCTTAAGACCATAAGAAAGTTCTACATAGCCATCTGGCCCTATAATTGGACTACCATCTCTTCTTGCTGATGCAGAATTAAATGAAATTATATCTGTCCAATTATTATTTTTTAATATTTGGACTTTCCATTTTACTGGAGTAGTTTGATTCTGATTTCCATAAAATGGATCTGAAAATGAGCCAGCATTATTAACAAAAGGTCCAAGATCAATCTCTCCAACATTTGTTTGCATTTTTACAATAATTCTATTGGATGGCACAATATTCTTATATACAACAAATGGTGATGCGTCATCAATAAAGTGTTGTCCATTAATTAATTTATTTGCTATTCCACGCTCAATGCCATCTTCCGTCCTGTATGAGGACCAGTATTTAAATGAATCATCTTTGTGTGCCATATAATATCTAGGTCGTCTAATCATATTAATATTTGTAAAATGACTAAAACTATCTTTGAAATATCTAAGCTTATTTATTCCAGATCTTGGTCTAAATTTTCCAAAACAATCTTCTAAAGAATATAATAGTTTTTCTTTTTGTTTTTTAGACGTAAACGTTAGTGGTATACCTTCATCATCTAACCCACCATCAATAACTACATCAGCGTCAGTGGCATTAGTATAAAAATTACCGTTATCAATTTCATCAAATGCAGACACTGGAAGTCCGTACTTTGTAGACGGCCCCTCTGATGGGCGGTATCTATAATTACCAATCTTTAAAATATTTTCTGCAATGTTCATATTCCATTCAGCAATGACTGCAGAATTGGTTCTAATTACAGAAGATGTTTGTAGATGGTCTAAAAGTTCTTCATTTTGAAACATTTAAACCTCTTCCAGCGTTACCGAAATATTCCAAAAGTCATGTGTTGTGCCACCACGCTTAACAACACTATAGGAAAAGTCAGATATAAACATTTCTATTAACTGATTGTATTTTCCTAGATGAGCGTAGGCTGCATCATCATCTCCAAAAACAGAATACTTATCATAAGCAAGAAATACCCAGAATGATCCTTTATGATTTTCATACCAATTTACTAAGTCTACTCCGCCAGCTCCGCCATCAGTAGTATACTCAAAATCTCTATCATTATAATATTCTGATTTTCCAGTTGCCTGAACAAAGTCTGGCCTTAACTTATAAGATCTAGATGGAAGCATATCCCAGGATGTAGAAATAGTTAGCTTATCTGCAATGTGATACGATCTCATACGACCATTAACCATTCTTCTACGATTTTCGATTCTAGTTGGGCTAAACTCAATTGGCCTTCTATTATCATCAGATAAAATTAAAAACTCATCCAATAATGATTCATCTGTAACAGCTCCTGGATCTGATCCAATTTCTAATCCATTGGGTATATAAAAGCCATTTGAAAGGGTTCCAGAGTTGTTGGACCAAAGCATAGCCTGTGGTCGCTGATATTTTTTACGACCTGCCATATATGCTGATGTAGCCATTAGAACCTATTCCCCCTAATTCTTTGGGACTCAATCTGTCTTATTTGTCCAATAACTGCCCTGGCAATTTGATCAGGGTTTGCGTCAGTTTGGACATTAACACTTACCTCATAATTATACACTGAGTCACCCTTGTATGTGCCACTATTTATGGCCTTTAGCCTATCTACGCCAAATTTATCTACGGCATATTTACGAACTACAAATTCTCCAGGAGTAAGCATTGCTGGAATAGTGTCTGTTCCCAATGGCTTAAATATTGAACCACCCTCAGCTTTATATGGTAATAGACCTCCCATTCTTAGATATTTTGGAACCATACCACCTTTAGCCATCATCATTTGGGCTGGACCACCACCACCTCCACCAGAACCACCCATAGGAGCTGCATTAAATTGTGCCCTCAGTGCTTTCTCTTCAGCAAGATATTGATTTAATTTATCTGTTGCATTTGCAGCTTCTAAACGTTTTCCAGCTTTTTTCATTTTAGCTATGTAGGCCTCGGCATTTTTAATTTTTATATAAAGTGCGTCAAGTTGTTTACGAAGCTCTTCTCGTGATGGGCCAGTGTATATGCTATCTTCAGGATTTTCATTTGTATTTGGCTCTTCGCTGCTAGGGCTTTCTGGTGGGGTTAGACCTTGTTTAAATTCTTCTATATTAAATGGTAGCAGCTTGCCATCTGGACCAAAAGTAAATCCCTTTATTGATGACAGAATTGCAACAACAGAATCATTAAATGCCTTTGACTCAACAGTAGCCTTATTTGCAGCTATTGCAATTTTGTCCCACTCAGCTTTTGTCTTTCCAAGGTATCCATTTTCACCAATTGCTTCCAAAGCAAGATCTCTTTGTATTTCATATTCTCTTACAAGCTTTTGATTTGGCTCAAGCCTTTGTTCTTCAATCTTAGCAATTTCGAACTGCAATGTCTTTATTTCTTCCTCAATCTGTTTTCTAGTGAGAAGTTTTCCATTAAGTGATACCGCTAACGCATCAAGCCTTCTTTGTCTATCTTCTTCAAGAAGATTCCTTTGTGACTGAATACTGTCAGATGCTGCCTGGGATCTAATCTCTTGAACTGCCCGTGCTGCTGCTGAAATATCTCCCTGGCTAAGTGCATCTGCTAATGCTAACTGAGACTTTTGCTGTGCAGCAATAGAGTCATTAGCTCGCTCAATTTTATCTAAAGCTTCTAACTTTCTATCATATTCATCATTAATTTTGCTTTCTTGATCTTCAATTAATGTTAGCTGATAGTTAAGATCGTCAATCTTGTCTTGATAATTAACTATGTCTTGTTCTGCTGCACGAATTAATTTTGCAATTGGGTCAATCTTGTCTTGGAAGTCTCTTTCTACAGCCTGCTCTTGAGCTTGGAAATATTGATCTGCAAGATCTAATGCCCCTAAAACCTTATCTAGCTCACCCCTTAAGAATGCCTGCATTCCTTCTGGGGTAGACCTTGCAAATTTTTCATTTTCTTGCCTAAGTGTTTCAGTCCACTTAATTAAATCTTGAATTTCACCAGATGTTCCTCTGGTAACTATTGCATATGCAAGAGATGCATCTTTGGCCATTTCAAAAGCTTCTTTAGCCGACATTCCATAGTCTTTGGTTAATATTTCCATTGCTCGCATTTGCATTCTAACGTCTGCTACGCCAGAAGCAATATTAAATTGAGCATCACCAAGTGTTATTTCAGACATGGCAGCATTAAGGTCTTTTCCTGCTTGAGTAACCTTTATGATTCCATTTTTAATAGATACAAATTTAGACCTTGTTGCCTCATCCATTGACATTACAGCATCAATAAATTGTTTGCTATATCCAGCAAATAATAGTTTTTGGTCAGTGCCACGGAAAAGTGTAGATGTTGCTGAGCCAGGCTTCATTAAAATATTAAATCTTTTAATTAATTCATCCACAGTTCCTGTGGTATCAATTGCTGCATTGCGAATACGTTTTAACCTATCTGCATATTGCTTTAGCACATTTTCTGGGGTTCCTGTGTCTCCACCAGGGGGTGTTCCCTCACCTGGGTCATCATTATCGCCGCCGCTGCCCTGTCCAAAGAAATAGGCTCGCATCTTTGCTCTTTCATCTTCATCTATAAACCCTACTGGACCATCTGGGGTATTAATAAGTGGTCCACCCTCCATAAATTTAGCGTATTCTTTTGGATTATTTGCTAAATAAAAAGCTTGAATTGCAGCATCGCTAGCATTTCCAATTAAGAAATCGACCATGACCTGATAATTAAGCTTATTCGTTCCATTTGTAAGAACATCCCAATTATCCAACATATATTGAAGCTCTTCTATTGCCTTTGCACTAAGTGGCTTTCCGTCTGCCCCCTCACCCTCTTTTAGATACTGAGTAAGTATTTTTCTTGTAATTGGCTTACCAGTATCTAAATTCTCTGTTTCCTTAATAAATTTTCCGACTTCTTCTATGTTTTCTACTGTTGGCTTAACAACAAGACCATACTCTCCAGCCATTCCGACAATCTGAGAAATAGCTTCTAAATCAGTATCAAAATCTTGTTTATTAGACATTGTATAATTCATTATTACATCAACCTCTGTTGCTGTTAGGTTGGAGGAGCTTAAAATTTGCATAAGCTGGTTGGCTTTTGCAGTTCCTTCTGCTCTTACAAGTAACTTAAAGCTTTTCTCAATCTCTCCATTGGACTCTTTATTTAAATTAATTAAATTAGTAACTGTGGTTGCATCAAATTCTTCAGACAATAGCCCAAGCTGTAAGCTAATTTTAAAATCACTGTCTTCCATCCCCTTTAGTGCTGACTTTGCAATTTCAAGTTGATCTTTAACTATTTGTGGAGCATTTTCTGCTCTATAATCTAAAGCTTGCTCAAATGTTGCTTGAAAATTTTCTGGGCCTAATTGTTTGGCTTGTTTTATTAAATTATTATAAATTTCATCATTTTTCCCTTTAAGCTTTACAAGGGCATTATCTCTTTCTATAATTTTAGAATTTATTTTATCTTCTATTTCTAAACGTTCTTTATCTGTTTTTGCAGATTCTTTTTTAGCTTCTAGTTCATCAATTTGGGTATTATATCTACTTTCTACTGAATCCAGCAGCCCTTGATTTTGTCGAATCTGCTCTGTTCCAGCAATAATTGCAATAGCTGCAGCTTTTGCATTTTCAATCCCATCTGCAACCCCCTCATTAATTCCAGATGCAACCATAGTTCCTATTCCAGCTGCACTAATTGCAAGACCTAATGGTGCAAGGAATCCTGTGGCAACCATAACTGCACCAGCGGCAGTCATAATGCCGCCGCCAATTAAGTTTCCAATAGTTCCACCATGTATAGCTGCATTATCTTCTATTTTTTGAATTGCATTTTCATAGGACTTTTCTTGCTCTCTGCCAGATTGCTCTTGGATAGCAATTGCAATTTCTAGAGGATCTTTTAGTAAATTTTGACCATTTGGTCCAAATAAAGCAGCTAGTTGACCTGTTACTTTTGTTGTAATTGAAAAATCTTTTAATTCAGTACTAAGTGCGGCACCAATGCTTGCTGCCTGCTGTTGAGATAATGCACCCTGAAGAACTGCATAAGATAATTGATTGGCTATATTTGATGCTCTATTGCCAGGCATATTTGAAACATCTGCTAGCATTTGTTTGCCAATGTCTGATTCTAAAAATGTTTGACCAAATTGACGTTTTATAGATCCTTGACCAGTTAATTGATCTTCTCTCTTTCGCTCTGCTAGTTCAGACGCAGTGACCTTGCCAGAAAATTCAGAAATCTTTTGTAGTTTTTCTGCAGTCATAGTCATTGCCTCTGCAGTTTTTATTCCTTCTTTGCGAGCATTTTTTAGTTGTTCTTGTAAGAAGAACATAGCTCCAGCAAATAATGCAAGAACAGCGATGACTTTGCCAATTGGATTTGCAAGCATTGGCAAAAGCATAGGGGCTAGCATTAATGGCATGGAGAGTGCCCCAGCTATTTGAGAACCTGGCTGTCCAGACATTCCATATGCCATTGCACCCATACCAAGCACAGAAAGGCCCATGCCAGCTCCAGCACCAGGCATTCTTGGGGCTGCAGCTTGGTTGACATTTGCCTGTGCTGTTCTTGCAGTCTCTACAGAAACTCTTCCCTGACCAGGAATGTACCCATATTGTATACCACGCTTATCTGTCCTTATTTCTGCACCAGTACCTGCTTCAAAAGTTCTTCCTCCAGTAGTTGCAATATCATTGCCAAAAGTTTTTGCTGCCCAAGCTGCTAAAACTGGAGAATTGTTAGCTGCAGCAATAGCCCTTTGCCCAGTTGATTTGGCAACTTTAGAAACAAATGCTCCAGCTTTTTTAAGATTTTCCGATACGCCTGCCTTTGCAGTTTGTTTTGCAAGTTCTTGTGAATTAGCAATATTAACATCTGCTGGTGTTCTAAATCCCATTTTAGCTGCAACACTTGGAGGCAAACCATCGTTATATCCAGGTACGCTATCATTAATCATTGCTTGAACTAATGGGGCATATTTAGCTGATTGTCTAGCAGGAATTACTGATTCCCCTGGAGAAAGCATTGCAGGGACTATGTCGCCTGCACCCTTTGGCCCTGGAACTGAAAACACACCGTTTGCTGCTTTAAGAACTCCACTAGATCCGAACAATTGTGCAATGCCAGCAAGTCCTATTAGTGGCAATAGCATCCTTGTTAGTGATCCAACAGAAAATCCTTTACGGCGAAGAAAAGCTTGAGAAGTTATATCGTCTATATTTGTAAATGAATTTTTTGGACTTACCTTTTTTCTTTCTACAGGTGTCTTTACTGGATATGGCAGACTAGTCTTTGGCTTTATATCAGGAACTGGACCAGAAATAAACCTATTAAGCACATCTCTTTTTTGTGATGGAGTTAGTCCACGAAGATCTTCTATTAGTTGATTTAAGGTAGCAATTCTTTGATTTCTGCCTCCAGGCATATTTGCTATATATTGCTGTATTTGCCCCTTCATATCTCTAGGAACCTGTATATTAGATTGACTTACATAATATTTGTCAACCTTATCTAGAATTCCTGGGAAAATAGCTTCAAGCCTTGAGTCCCCTCTTTCTCTTAATTTTTGCAATAACTTTTGATAAGATTTTTCTTTAAGAATTGAGCTTCCTCTTGAGTATCCAGAGCCGCCTGCTTTATTGTAACCAATTGTCATTGGGAAATTGCTTTCCATATTAATTCGTTGTATAAGCCTTCTCATGCCTGGATCTTTAATTGACATTTCAGCTTTGCGTTCAGCTGCCTGGAAAGCTGGGTACATTGATTCATTTGTTAATTCTGTTGCTCCAGCATTCATTTGTGCTTTTATTGAAGATAACACTGATTTTCTATAGGTTAAAATATATCTTCTTAATACTTTATTTGGGATATTGGCATCATCAGGAATCCTTGTCAAAATCCCAGAACCTATTAATCCTTTTGGCATTCTAGAAAAATCTTTCATGTATTCTTTAATAGGTATTTTTGTTGTATCAAATTCTGGATTAAGAGTTTTTGGTAAAAATTCAACCTTGTCTCTATAGCTAGCAAAAACTTCTGCTTTTTGTTTTGTCTGATAGGTATCTAATAGATTAACTAACTTAGATTGTGCCTGCCTTTCTTCTGCCTGACTAATAAATCCAGTTCTACGCATATCTGCCAAATGCATTCGCATAGTTCTTTCAAAATCTTGGCGATTTTGTCCTAACACCCCAGCCTGCTCCATATGAGCCGCCGTCAAGTATGTGCTTTTATCAAAATATAATGGTGGATCTCTTCTTGCTTTAGATTGTGTTTGGTCTTTAACAGCAGTGCCAACTAAGCCGTCACTAGAACTATTATTTAGCCAAACCCTTCTATTTCCAATTTTAACTGGTGGCATCGTATATTTGCCAGCCTTTGGACCATATTTGGCTGTAAATGGAAGTCTTTCTTCATACATTTTTTTACCATAAACTAGCTTTTGAAGTCTTTGCATCATGGAAAATCTTGGCATTCCTACTGGAATTTTAAGTCCATTGGCCTGCAATATTCTTTGAATTTGTGGAATTAGAGCTGGTTCTGTAGCAACAATTCTTCTAACATCTTTTAGAGTAAATCCTCCCATAATCTGGGCCTCAAAGAAGTCTTTATCCTTTGATGTGTAAGCACCTTTTATTTTTCTTGCACTTAATGTGCCAAAAGGTGCTGGCGTTGCATACTCATTATTGCGAGACTGATAGCTGTCTCCAAAAGTAAATGTTGTACGCTTTCCAACTTTTCTCTTGTTTAAAAGCATAGCAATATTGCCATAATTAAATGTTTTTGGATTCATTAGTGATCCAGTAGAACCAAATATATGTCTTAACTCACTGCCACGTGTTGATGACCCAGCCCTTCCAAAAAGCTTATTAGCTAATCTTGTCCTAAGTGGAAGTCTTGGATCATAAAGCCCTCTTTCTTTTTTATATAAGTACCCATAAACTGGACGCATTGATGGATCAATATTTTCTGGAAGACCAAAAATCTTTGCCTCTGCCTGTGCTCTTTTAGCTGTGGTATCTCCTGCTTTACTAAAACCTGTTTCAAAAAGACTCTTATATCTTTGGCCTGGGGTAGAAGCAAGCTCACTAAACTTATCCATTGGCATTCTTACTGCAATATTTGGACGAGACCTTAAAAATCTACGAGCTGCCATCCCTTCGTATTCTGTAAGTGATTTTCCTCTGCCCAAAATAAAGTTTAAAACTGTTCCAATTGGATTATTTTGATTTTTTCTTAATAATCCTGCAAATGGATTACGACCAACACTATATCCAGGAATATTGTCATCTATCATACCCTGGATTAAACCAGCATATTTTTGTGATTGTTTGGTTGGAATAACTGCTTCTCCAGGAGATAGCATGGCTGGGACAACGTCCCCTGCACCTTTTGGACCTGGAACAGAAACAATTCCCCTTGCTAATTTTTTAGGCGGTCTTGCTTTTGGACCAGCACCAAGTGGCACTCCAGTCACTGGATCAACACCGAGAAGTCTGGACTGCTGAAGAATTGCTTTACCATATGAAATTGCTAACTTATCTATAGCTGCCGCCTCAGAAGTAAATGTTTGAATTAACTTAGAGTGTGTTTGATTAAGAGATGCTGCTACAGCTGCAGCTTCTAGTTGCTGCTGGGTCATATATTCTGTTGATATGCCCAAGTCTTTAGAGTTTTTTCCAACTCCAGTAAATATTCTTGCTAAATTGGCAAAAAGCTTAATAATGTTTGCAGCACCATTAGCAATAAGACCAAACATCATCAAAAATACTGGACCTATACCTGCCACAACTGTAGCTGCTATTACTGCAAACTGTTTAGCCCCTTCGCTCATATTATTAAAGTTTTTAAGAACATCCGTTCCAAACTCAAGCAATGGTGTTATTGCCTTTAAAAATTGCTCTCCTAATGGGGCTAGTGCAGCCTGGAATTTTTCAAGTTGTTTTTGAAACTTAAATAATGGGGACTCTTCAACACGCTTTAATTCTCGTTCTGCAATAATGGCCAACTCCCCAGCATCTTTGCTAGCTAGTGCCAAAACTTTTGATGCCTGAGTTCCTTCTTTTACAACATTCTGAAACAACGTTGAGAGCCTAGAAAACTGGAATTTTCCAAATAACTGCTCTATAGCTCTTGCACGGCTAAGTGGATCTAGGGTATCAAGTGCTTTAGCAAAGTCAATAACAATGCCAGTAACATTTCCTTTATTCACTTCAACAATTTGTCTAAGATTAATTCCAAATCCTTGAAGCATCGCTGCTGCTTTATCGGTTGGATTAATTAAAGATGCAAGACCAGACTTTAGTGCGTTAGCACCTTCTGATGCATTAATGCCGCCCTCTTTCATGGCTGTTAGGAAGAATGCCAAGTCTTCCACATCTCCACCCAGCTGCTTAACTACTGGACCAGCTTTTGGAATAGCAATAGTTAAATCTTGAATTGCAGTCACGGTTTCGTTTTCAACTGCGTTTAAAAAGTTTATTTTTTCAGCCAGGTCTTCTGCTGCTGTTCCAAATGCATTTGTAACAGAAATTGTAGCTGCCATAGCCTCTTGCTGTTCTACCTCACCAAGGACTGCAAGCCTAGTAGCCTCTGTTACCTGTGCACGTAAATCTGCACCCTTAAGACCCATCTGGGCAACATCGGCTGCTAACTCTAAAGTTTTATTTACTTCAATACCGTATTTTGTAAATTCATCTGCAAGCTGTTTCATGTTTTCTAAAGCTTTGTCTGTTTCTGCTTGAGTTGAAAAAGCATCTCCATAAACACGCTTGAATCTAATGGCTTGTTCTTCTATTTTTCTAAATTCTCTAGCAGCAGCTGCACCCATATAAGCAAGTGGAATAGAAAAACCAACCATAAGCTGACGACCAGCCCACTGGGTATTTTTACCAAAATTTAAAAGATTTGTAGAGCCTTGCTTAAGAAGTTGATTAAATAATTGCTGCCTTTGAGCTGCAAGAGCTGTTTTGGTTGCAAGGCTTTCCATATCTAAAGCTAAAGGTCGTACCGAAATGGCCTTCATAGCACCATTAGCGTCACGACCTAGCTTTATATACTGAGTCTGAAGAGTTTTTACTCTTTCACGAGCAACTTTTTCAATAGTGGCAAATTCATTTTTGAATAATCTGCCAAATGTTTTTGTAGAGGCACCAGCATATCTAAAATACTCCCCCATAGAGAGTTTATTTCTTTCAAGAGCAGTTGTAAATGATTCTGCCGTTGTAGAAATTGTTCTTACATTTGCTGCAAACTTTCCAGTAGAATTAATATTTTTAATTAAATCTCTTTGAATATTTTGTGCAGATTGTGCCTGCTGGGCACCACTTTTGATTAGCTGAGTATTTAGCTGAGATATTTGTCTTTGCAGCTGCTTAATTTCTGCAATAGCCTGGGACGTATCGACACCAATTCTAATGTCAGATCTAATATCATCAGCCATTCATCAGCACCTCCTAGTTGCTAAATCATATTTACTTGTTTAATGCACCAAAAATAGTTGAGTTTCCAGATGCCTCTTCAACAATCTTATAGACTGTTGGAAGGTCCAAAACCTCTTCTAGTGCCTTGATGTCCTCAGCTAGCTCTGGTTTAAATTGCTGCATAGCAATCTGGACACACTCTAGCAAAAGATCCATTGACTTCTCATTGTCTTCTGCAACATCCTGGATAGCTTGGAACTTTTTCAAAAATGGTCTTAGAAGGGAAACCTTCAAAGGCCTAATTGTAATTTCCTGTCCATCTAATAGTTTAATTGTTTTTTCTTCGCTTACGGTAATTGCCATTATTAATTCCTCCCTAAAGGCTTTTGGCTTTAATAATTATAGCATAGACACTATGTTTTTTTGGTTAAATCTTCATACCCCAGACCCATACCAATACCAAACCCAGCCCTTTTGGCAGCATCCCCCTGAAGGGAAATTATGTCATTTGGATCGCTAGTCTTTCCTTTGCTAAACACTTTTGCCTTAAGTTTTTCCCAAGCATTTGAATCAGACTTTCCTGTTTGCTTATCTAAATCAACTCCTTGTATTGCTGCAAAAAACTTTTTTTCATTATACTCAAGCTCTCTTTTTGTTTCTAAGATAGACGTTAGTTCTGGCATCGAAATGCTTGCTTCCATTTCTTCATAATTTTTCCAAATACCAGTTAAAAATACCTCAGCCTCTAGCTTAACAAGATCTAGCCCAGACCAATCTGCCCCACTACTAATTGCTTGATCTTTAACTTCTTTATTGCTTTCTTTTTGAATTTTTACCCCAGCTGCAATATCAATAATTTTATAAATAGTCTTTAAATCAATATTATCTTCTAACTCAGATATTGTTTTTATTAATGGATAATACTGTTGCATGCAAAGCCTTGCACATTCAGAAAGAAAAAATATGGCCTCGTCGTCATCTTTGGCAGTTTTTACAAACTCAAAGGCATCCATAAATTGTCTTAAATATTTAATTTTTAATGGGGATATTTCAATTAGAGTGCCATCTATTAGCTTGATAATTGCTGTTTCATACACTCTAGTGGCCATCATACTATTATACCAAAAGTAAACTGCCCCAGCAACCAATTGCTAGGGCAGTTCTATTAAGTTATAAGCTAGGTTTAGCTAGCTGGGATTGTACGGTCCACAATCTTTCCGTATGATGCGTCATCATTTGGAAGCAGACGGAACGAAACTTCAAACATTGTAGCTTCGTCACGCTTTGCACCCACTGTTACGCTCTCAATAGAGAGTGCACGGTAAGCAACGTAAACACGCTCAATCTGGTCGGAAGCTGCACAGTCACCAGTGCCTGGACCAACTGCAACTAGACCACGCTCTACTGGACATTCACCAATGTCACCTGCGGACAGGTTCATTGTTGGATTTCCTGCAACGGTAGTCAGGTCAGAGTCCTTTCCAGCTACAGCAAAGAGAAGATTCTCTAGTGTAGATTCTGCAAAGGTAGTATTCAGGTTAACCTGCATACCCTGCTTGTATAGCTTAGCAACGTCTAGAACCTGGTCAACCTGTACCTCACCAAAGTCAGGCTGGAAGACGATCTCTAGACCGTTCATTGTGTAACCAACGTTGCGGAAGTCAGCATCAGCAGATAGCGTTGTCTTGTAAGACACGTCATCTACATATGCTGGCAAGTCGCCGTCGGCTAGCAAACCATCTTCATATGTGAAGAGGGCTGCTGCACCAACGATAATGTTGTTACTTGAACCACGTGTATATGCCATAATTTTCACCTCTTTTTTCTATATGGAATAAGTGGGCGATGTTTCCTCAGCTTAATTATACCAGTCTTTTATCGAATAGCAGTATCGTTATATGAGGAACTTCCTGTAGAATAGCCTTTAGTGTGATAGCAATAGTCAATAATTATCTTGTTTCCAGCATAAGTCCTAGCTGTTCCAAAGTCAATAATGTCTCTAGTTTCTTCTAGCTGGTAGATCTTGATATCATGAAAAAATACGGGTAGAAACTCTTCTTTGTATAGCCCAGTTATTGGGTCATAATCTGGACTGCTCATAATCCACTCGTTAAGGTCTGCTGCTGACTCATCTCCACGATCTAGCAAGTCTTGGACTACCTGAGTTGCAAAAATAAGAGCTTCTGGATCGCTATGCATTTTGTAAAAATAATAAAGCAACTGCTCATCCTTGATATGAGGGAATGCTCGTCTACGCATTTTAAACATTCTGTCATAAACTGCAAAAACATCTGCAGATGCTTCTGGAAATGTTTCAGTTAGGGCCTGCAAGTCTGTTGGGGCTGTTGGGAAAAATCTCATGATTCCAGCAGTAAACCTCTCTCTGCCAAGAGCTGATGGTATTTTCTGAGACAGATAATCATTAATAAATATAGGTGGGTAAGATATTGCCATTATACTAAGCCCGCCCTCTGAATCCACTTTTGTCCAACATTAATTCCTCTAGATCTTCCGCCTCTTTTACCAGAACTAAAGTTTACACTAAAGTCCCTTGGGTTACGCAAATAACTGGCTATTCCAGTAATTTCTAAAAATGATTGTCTAAAGTATCTGCTAAAAAATGAATCAAACACTTTTTTATATTCCCCCTCAACTTCTCCACCAGGATTGTCAACTCTAACTGGTTTAGATGTAAATATATCCTCACCGTTTTCCTCAAAAACAAGGACTCTTTGTTTTGGAACAATGGTTACTGGAATGCCATTTTCCATAATTTCTGCTTTATTATAAAATGGAACTTTTGAGCCATTCTTTACAGATATAGATTGTCTAAATGTAGAATTAAAAGAAAGACCTGCCCCATTTACTATATATGATATATCGAACAATCTAGCGTCTGGTGAACCAGTTTGATACCATTCGTATACGTGATGCATTAGCTGTGGATTTACCCTGGCATTAGAATCAATATATTGTTTTAAACCCTCTACTGAGATGGCACCAAGCTGTCTTAAAAATGACGGGAAGCCTTGCTTTACTCCGTCAATAAAACCAAACATGTAACCAATGGTGTTGTCCATATCTCTCATAAACTGTTTATTATTAATTTTTAAGGCTATCATTATATATCTGCCGCCTGATTTTCTGATCTACGAATGACTATTTTATAATATTCAACACTTCCAAATGGACCAACAAAAGGTTGATTTGTTGCAATTTCAAATATAGTAGACTTTCCCTTTCTTGGGCCAGATGTTTCTATGTATAAAGGATTGCAGTTTTTATCTCTTATGTTTGTAACAATAACATTTGTTATTGCATTGCTGGCCTGTCTGCTTGAGATTCTTAAATCTTCTTTAGTTCTGCCTAGCATAATGTTATCTTGAGTAAGATCAACGTTTGGCTTTACTTCTTCTTTCCAGGCTGTTCCAGTAGTATTAAAGTTACATGCAATTGTTCTATCTAAAATCCAATTTTTCTTAACATTGCCAAGCGGACCCTGCTCAACTATTGGGTAAAATATATCTGCTTCCATTGGAAATGCAAAGTCTGTTTTGTCTCCACATGCCATTACAAAACTCCCAATGTCTTAATAGGCCTGCGATACTTTGAAAGTATCTTGTCTACCAGAATATTCCCCGTCCCGTCAAAAACGCCAGCATCAAACTTGATCTTAAACTGATCTGTGTTGTAGTCAGATATGTATCTCTTATAGTAGTCTAATCTTCCACAAGAAATGTCTTCTACAAGCAACTCTGTTGCTCTAACAATATCTGATGGAATCTTTTTATATCCAAACTCCCCAACAACAAGATAATCAAAGCTTCTTGGAAATCCTCTATAAACAAAATTTAAATCCAGCATGTCTGAGCCTGCTGCAGGAAGAAGTGTAGGTGCAGACTCGTTTCTATTTATTATTTCTGTTGTTTTTTCCTGAATGCCCAAACCACCCTTGGCAACTTCATAATGAATTAAATAATCATTTGGGTTATTTGCATCAAAGATCAGAACATTATTTTCATATAGCTTTAAGAGTTTTTTGATATCTCCCCATACTGGCAAAATATCTGCACCAAGGCCAGTTATAGAATAGGATTTCTTTTTATAATAGAATCCGTCTTCAATTATTGAATCAATAATCGCTCTAGCAAGCTCTTCGTTTTTCCTATACTCTTCGACATCAGTTGCCGTCTCTCCTTTTGTATTTGGATCAACATACGGCCTAACTACATCTATAATATACTCGTCATCATTGATAGATATTGTGTATGTATTATCATAAAATGCTGGTAAAGATATTGTTATTTTTGAAGATAAATTAGAGGTGGCTTCTCCATTAGTTATTGAAGAATCCGCCATATCTAAAATGGTGTACTCGTACTCAGTGCTTGGAGCACTAACAGTAATTGTTACATCAGTCTCGTATGGCGGAACCCTCAATATTTCCATTTATTTGTTAAACTCCTGAGCAACTTCTTGTGGTGTTGCAAGTCTTGTGTGATTACGAGTAAGCCACTTTTCTGCCTGCTCTGGAGTTACCAAGTTATAACCCCTATAAACCTTTCCAACCCCACTCCAAGTTACATTTTTGGTTGAGTGAATAGCAACCTTTTCAACTTTAGTCTCTTCCTTCTTTGCCGAAGCCTTTGGCTTCTTGGCTACTTTACCAGTACCAATAACTCCATTTTCAACAGCGGTAATTCCTTGAACAGTGCCATCACCAACTACAGGATTTTGAACCTTATTGGTAATTACATTTTCTGGCTCTGCAACTGTCTCAGCTGCCTTTTCTGCTTCTTTAACTGCCTCAGCATATTTCTCAGTCAAGCTTTCATCAATGAATGCCTGGAATGATTCGGCTGTTTCTTTTGAGATAAGAGGCTCTCCTGGCTCCAGTACAGCAGGAATAATTTCTTCATCCTTGTTTTCTTCTGACATATATTCTCCCTATATTTACTTTAATTATAACAGATTAATGAATAAGAGGGCAGGAGCTAGATGCCCCTGCCCCCTCAATTTGTTTCTATATTTTAGCTGTCAGCAGCTGCGTCAGCGAACGCAATAGCGTCCTCTTCTTCCCACTGTACACCAAAACGAACGAATACTGTGTATTCAATTGTGTCCTTCTTTGGCTGGTACATGCGGTTTACAGTGATGTCTCTCTGGAATCCCCAAACACGGTTGGCTGGGAATGTGAGGTCAATGTAACCATCTGGGTAGTAAGGAACTTCCTGAACGTCAATTCCTAGAACACGGGTAGTGCGAGCACCACCAAATGTCTGGCCCTGTCCATCTAGGTAAGCCTGGGTATTAGCCTGGGTGTTACCATTCTTTCCAAGAGCCTCAGCAATTGCGTCAGATAGTGTACCGTTGTTCTTAACGATACCCTGGAATGCGTCAGTACCTGCGTAGAACTTCAGGTTTGACTTGATTGCACGGTACTTACGTGGCATAGCAAGAATAATTTCCTGCATAACCTCTGGTGTCCATGCGTTGTCAGCGACTGTTACTACAGCCTCGTGAGCATCTCCGTTGGTCTTTACCTTGTTGACGAAACCGTTCATAATTGAAAGGAATGCGTCTGAGCCAGTGCCTGTACCATTGATTGCTAGGTCTTCAATGTCATTTGCAAATGCATTTGTCATCAAACGAACTAGGTGATCTTCTAGTGCAGCCCCCTCAATACCGTCTTCAAGAGCCTCAGCTGAGACTTCCCAGTCAAGACGGATCTTCTTGGTTGATAGCTCAACCTTAGAGAACTGAGCACCAGTGTTTTCGTAGTTACCTACAGCCTGGGCTGCAGCACGAATTACACGCTCACCAACGTTAACCTTCTCAAGTTCCATGGTGTTAGCTCGCATAGTTACACGGCGACCATCCTTGGCGAGTACAGTTGCATCCCATACGTAGTCAATAAACCTACGTGCCTGTTCAGGGCGTAGAATACCACTGCCTGCATCACCCGAAGGATTTACGGCGTTTGGTCCAGTTGTTAGACCATATTCAGCGTTAGGAATGTTACCCAGTGTGTTGGGACCTGGATCTGTTACTCCACCAATACCACCAGATGCAAATGCACCCTGACCTTGGAAAGTACCAGGAGCAGTGCCACCTAGTTCACCAGACTCACCTGGCTGATTCTTAATAATCTCTTCCGACATATTGTCACCTCCTAAGTGATTTTTGTCTTATTTAAATAAGTCGGCAGTTTTGAGGAAACGTCCGCCCCATAGGGATTTTTCAACCTTTTCTGGTTGAACCTGTACGATCTCGCCTAGATCGCCAGACTTACGAAAAGCGGTATCGGCTTCCACAGCATCTACTCGCTTTCCAAAATTGTCAAATTCTGACTTGGCCTGAGAAAGCTCTCCCTTTACAGAAGATAGCTCTCCCTTGACGATGCCAAGAGATTTGTTTAG